ATTGCTTTGATTGACGACCCTTTCAAAGACCGTGAAGAGGCTGACAGCGAACGGCGCAGGGATATTGTTTGGGATTGGTATAGGTCAACGCTGTTTACGCGCTTGATGCCGGGCGGTTCGATTGTTCTCATTCAAACGCGCTGGCATGAAGACGATTTGGCGGGAAGGTTGCTTGAGGCAGAAGGCGACCAATGGGAGGTTTTAGACTTACCGGCGATTAGTGAAGCTGGCGAGGCTCTTTGGCCAGAATGGTATCCGATTGAAGCGTTGGAGCGTATCAAGGCAACGGTCGGCCCGCGTGAATGGTCTGCACTATATCAGCAAAAGCCGCAGCCCGATGAAGGCACATTCTTCAAGCGGGAATGGTTCCCGTCATGGGATAAGCTGCCAGAGTTGAGATATTACGGAACGTCTGACTATGCTGTGACCGATGGCGGCGGCGATTACACCGTGCATCGGATTTGGGGCATTTGTCCGCAAGGCATGATTTACCGCGTTGACGGATGGCGCGGACAGACAACTTCGGATGTATGGATTGAGCAAAAGCTTGACCTGATAGCCAAATACAAGCCGCTGGCATGGTTTGGTGAGGGCGGAGTTATTCAAAAAGCTATCGAGCCTATGCTCAAGCGCCGGATGCAGGAGCGTCGGGTGTTTTGCCGGTTAGAGTGGCTTTCAAGCGTTCACGACAAGCCGACAAGGGCTAGAAGTTTTCAGGCAATGTCGGCAAGTGGTCGAGTGTTCTTTGAACAGGGCGCGGATATAAGCGAGTATCTGGTTTTCCCTGCTGGCAAGAATGACGATGATGTGGATACGGCAAGCTTGATCGGTCGGGCGATTGACCAAGCGCATCCTGCGATAGTGAAAACAGTAGAGCCACAACAACGCCGCCGTGATTATGGCTGGCAACAAGATGATGTTGACGACTGGAAGACGGTTTAGGAGGTTGCATGATTGAACTGACCGACCGTATTCGCAAGTTCGAAGAGGCAGAGCAAGCCAGTTATGATGGCCGTCAAGAGGCAGAGAAGGCCCGCGACTATTACGATGGCCGCCAACTGACAGCAGATGAAATAAAGACGCTCAAAAAGCGCAAACAGCCTATTGTCATTGAAAATCTGATACAACCCAAGATTGATTATCTTTGCGGACTTGAACGACAGACCAGAACAGACCCCAAGGCATATCCACGCACCGCAGCGCATGAGGACGACGCGAACGCCGCAACCGATGCCATGCGCTATGTGGCTGACGACCAGCGCATTGACATTAAGCGTTCGGCTGTATTCCAAAACATGCTTGTCGAGGGTTATGGTGGCGTTGAGGTTACGGCACAAAAGACACGCGGCGGCATTGACCCGAAAATCACCCATATTGCTTGGGACAGGCTTTTCTTTGATCCGCACTCGATGCGTCCTGACTTTTCGGATGCTGAATATCTTGGCTTTGTCACTTGGATGGACGCCAACGCAGCCAAGATTATGTGGCCAGATAGCGCCAAAATAATCGAAGCGACTGTTGCCAAGCCTACTGGCTCAACATCTGATACATACGACGACAAGCCGAAATATACACACTGGACTGACGCTGCCCGCAATCGCATTCGTATTGTGACGATGTATTGCAAGCGCGATGGCCAATGGTATCGGTCAGTCTTCACGCTTGCGGGTGATTTGGAAGAAACGACACTAAGCCCTTGGATTGATGAAGACGGCAATCCTGAATGCGGCCTGATTATGCAATCGGCTTATGTGGACCGCGACAACGACCGTTATGGTCCTGTGCGCCATTGGGTCACGCTTCAGGATGAAGTGAACAAGCGCCGGTCCAAGTTTCTTCATCTGTCGAACAGCAGGCAAATTCGGATTAGCCCCGCGACTGGCTTGGACGCACAAGCAGCGCGCAATGAAATGTCGCGGCCTGACGGCGTTTTTGTTGGTGAACAGGGCGAAATAGAAATTATCGGCACTGGCGACATGGCGGCTGGTCACTTCAACCTGTTGGCGGAAGCGAAGCAGGCAATCCAGCTAACCGGCCCGAATGCTACGATGCAGGGCAAGTCAGGCCAAGACCAATCAGGGCGCGCTATTCTTGCTTTGCAGCAGGGCGGCATGACTGAAATGGCCCCGTTGCTTGACGGGCTTAGGGATTTCAACATTCGACTATTCCGCGCCGTGTGGAATCGCATCCGCCAGTTCTGGAATGCAGAGCGTTGGGTTCGCGTAACCGATGACGAGCAGAACGTGCGCTTTGTCGGGTTGAATATCAGCAAGGGCCAAGCCGCGATGCTGAAAATTGGTGAAGCCGTAAAGGCTGGCAAGATTGATGAGCCGACAGCGCGCCAATATGCAATGCAGATTCAGTCTGACCCGTCGATGATGCAGCCGGTCAACACTATTGCTGAAATGGACGTTGACATTCAGATTGACGAGGCAGCGGATGCACCTACCTTGCAGATTGAGCAGTTTGAACAGTTGACCAAGCTTGCCCCGATGACACCGCCGCAATATCTGCCTGTCATGTGGGAATTGATGATTGAGGCTTCTTCGCTGCGCAACAAGGACAAGCTGCGCGAGATTATCGAGCAGATGAAAAACCAGCCTGACCCAATGCAGGAAGTGCAGGGGCAAATGGCTCAGGTTCAAATGGCTAGTGAAATGGCCAAGGTCGAAAAGACGCAAAGCGAGACTGCGGAAAACTATGCGCAGATTGAGCAAATGCAGACCAAGCAACAGATTGACGCTTTCAACACAGGCATGGGCATAGCCGCCTGAATTACTGAAATTCTGACCACCTGATGCTCGCAAGGGCAGGGTGTCGAATGTCCGTCGCCGGGGCTTTTCGGGCGTTAACAGGTCGCCGCTGTTCAACGGGCGAATAGGTGAAACATGGACACATTGGACAACATTCTTTCAGACGAAGACATTGCAGAAGAACCGGCAGCCGTAGAGGTTGCTGAACCGGAGGCGCAGCCGCGTCAACCGGACGGGAAATTTGCACCCAAGGGCGAAACAGAGAGCGCGTCGCCTGCGCCCGTCGAAGAACCCCAGTTCGATCACCAAGCAGTTATCGGGGAGCGTCGCCGCCGTCAGGAAGCGGAGGCGAAACTCGCAGAAATGGAGCAACGGCTTCAATCATTGCAAACCCCGCCGCAACCAGCGCCGGATATGTTTGAAGAACCTGAGGGCTGGCAACAGCATTTCAGGGGTGACGTTGTAACCACGGCTGTTCAACAGGCAACTTTGAACGCCAAGCTTGATATGTCTGAAATGATGGTGCGCCAAGCGCAGCCGGATTTTGAAGACATGAAGGCGACTTTTCTGGAACTTGCCAAGGACAATCCCGTTCTTGTGCAGCAGGCGCTTAACGACCCGCATCCTTGGAATAAGGCGTATCAAATCGCCCAAAACCACAAGGCAATGCAGGAGTTGGGCGCAACCAATGTTTCAGACTTGGAAGCCAAGCTACGCGAGAAAATACAGGCGGAACTAGCGCAGCAAGCGCCCGCCCAAGCCCCCTCACTTCCTAATTCACTGGCGGACAGTCAGTCGTCTCGCACTTCAGCGGGCGCTTTCAAGCCGCCATCTTTGGACGACATTTTGAACGGCACTTAGCCGTTAGAGGAATTGAATCATGGCTTTTACTACAGTTCAAGCAGCCAATGTCGAAGAGGTATGGGACAGCGACTTTTTCAAGTCATACGTTCGCGCCAACCGCTTCAAGCGTTACATGGGCACCAACGAAAACAGCGTTATTCAGATTAAGGACGACCTGACCAAAAAGGCTGGCGACGGAATCACCATTCCGCTCGTTACCGAATTGACGGGCGCTGGCCAGACCGGCAACGGACTTCTGGAAGGCAACGAAGAGGCACTTGGCAACTATGGTCACAAGATCGACATTTCCACGCTTCGCCACGCTGTAGCGGTCACTGACAACGACCAGCAGTTCACCGGCATTGACCTTCGCAACGCAGGTAAGGAGATGCTCAAGCTTTGGGCAATGTCCAAGCTGCGCACCGACATCATTACCGCGCTCGGCTCAAAGTCTGGCACGGCTTATGGTTCGGCTGCGGAAGCGGTTAAAGATGCTTGGCTTGTTGCCAACTCCGACCGCGTGATGTTCGGTGATGGTTCGGTCGGTGCATACACTGACCACTCAGCCGACTTGCTGCTGGTTACGGCGGCAATGAAGCTGACCAAGGAAACTGTATCGAAGGCCAAGGCCCGCGCTGAACAGGCAACCCCGAAACTTCGCCCGATTGTTGTCGGTGAGGATTCGGAAAACTTCGTCCTGTTCTGCGATGCTCGCGCTTTCCGTGACCTGAAGACCGATCTGGCCACTTCGCTGCAGAATGCGCAGGAGCGGGGAGACAATAACCCGCTGTGGCGCGATGGTGACCTGATGTGGGATGGCGTTGTCATCCGCAAGATTCAGGAAATTGCAACTCTCGGTGCTGTTGGTGCGGCGTCGGCTCTTGTTTCGCCTTACTTCCTGTGCGGTGCGCAGGCTTTGGGTGTTGCATGGGCGCAGATGACCAAATCGACCACTGACACTCG